TCTAAATGGGTATCTCCGGTAAGAGTTTTGGCGGCTTTATTGTAAGTCAGAACAAGATCGGTCTTGTCAGTCACCAAATCCGATGGAGATGCCTGCCCCTGCTTAACTTCTAATTTAACCGTTACAGAAACAGAGCTCGGCTCTATGTAATGTTCACCGCCTCTGTCATCTATTCCGTAAGCCTCGTAGATGATAGATGCTGAATATCTTCCTGCATTCAGTCCCGCAAGCCCTGTAACATCCAAAAGAACATCTGCTTGGCGTGGGTTAATCTTTCCACTGCTCCCTCCCTCTCTAAAAATCTTTTCCTTGGTGCTTACATTGAGCCAGTTCGATGCGCCAAGGTTATAAGTCACCCGGGTTTTATAAACAAACTTCTTGTATGGAGCATCATTCCACAAGTCTAATTCTGGGAAAATAAGTCTGCTAGTCTGCTGGCTGGGCATTCCTTTGCCTTTGATGTATTCAAAAACAATAGTAGGCGGATTTACATCCCACTCCACCAAAGGAGCGTCTTCCTGTCTGTATCCGTGGCACTCCTCTCCTCCGTGTGATGTAGGAACCCAATTGTTACAAACCGCAATCTTTTTTAATCTAATTTTCTTTGCCATAATCTGTATAAAGAATTTCGTTTTGATATTTTTTTAACTCTCTTTTTTCTGAAACCACATTATGCACCCATATCTCTATACAATATCGATAATCCGTAAAGAGAATTATTCTATTGGGATTTTGTTCAATCATTTTTACACCTATAATTTCAGTAGGAATTTTCCATAGTAATTGGCGGAAAGCCCACCTGCTCACTACAAAATCTACATCTTTCGGTGTGTAGTCTTCTTGCAGCTGTTCCCCAAATACTTTCGCTACAGAACCACACACAGCAGGCGTTTCATTTGTCAGCTCTTCGACCAAGGATATCACTTGGTCGCAAAGCTTATTCATCGGGTCGTTATCAAAGACCTTGAATTTTTGGAAAGAATTTTTATTTTCTCGCATTTCTTTTCTCTATATTTTCAAATTGTTTTATTGCATTTTTCAATCTTTTACCATTTTCGGCATTCTCTACCATCCACGCTTCTACTCCGTTTTCTTTTAGTTCGGAAAGCACCTGTTTCAAGTCTGATAAAAGAGGCTGCATTTCTGCTCCTAAAACCATCTGAGCCGTTGCAGGAGTCTGAGCATCTCCTCCCGAAGTCTGTCCTCCGCCTGTAAAACCTCCTTCTGCGTAGCCTCTTGGTGCTTGAGTTCTTCCTGTTCGGATGCTTTCCATCCAGTCTACTACATCAGCAACCACTGGATTCTGTAGCATCCATTTAGGAGTGACATATTCGTTCTCGTGGACTATTCCCGCTGGTCTGAATCCAGAACTATCAGGAGAACCGAAGCCCCCACCTGTAAAACCACCTTTGTCAAAACTATCTGGCTGAGCAAGAACCGCTGCAATCTGCGCAGCACCCAAAGCCGACACCACACCAGTAAGAACCCCAGCGGAAATACCAAAATCAAACTTAGGAACCTGCGCCCATATTCCGATAATTGCTTGAGCTGTATTGATAGCAATCTGTGCAATCGCCATTGCTTTTTGAATTTTAGCTTGTCTGTTTGCCAATTCTGCTTTCTTTGCATCGGTTTCCTCCTCTAACAGCTGGACACCTTTATGATATTGTTCCTGGTTGATGTAGCCTTCATTCAGCTGTCGCAGAAGCTCTTTCTTCTTATTGTCCTGCCCTTTGGTAAAACTTCTGAGTTCTCGCTCGTTAAGTCTTTGCTGAAGTTCAGAAAACTGAGAAAATGCATTTTTCAACGCCTGCACGCCCATCATTACAGCTTGAAGCTTGCGCTCCGTAGTGTCTAGGTTTTTGAAAGTATCGCTCCACTGTGTAACTGAAAACCCAAGAATATCGACTTTGTCCATTTCCTTACGGGCATCTTTCTGGATTTGGGATTCATCACCTACTTCATTTCCATTCTTAGCAGCATTCAATTTATTGACTTCTGTAGTAATAGATGCTATTCTTTCTTTGAGTTCCTGCACTGATTTTTCAGAAAAAACATTGGGATTACTGAGTAAATCCTCCAATATTTTTTGCTCTTTTTTGAAGAGTTCTATCTGTGCCTGTAATGCAGCTCTGTTTGCATTTTCCCTCAATGCTTTTTTTGCATCTTCTAGCGTATGAATGTTTTTCAGTTCTTGGTCACTGAGTTTCAAAAATTCCATCTCGGCAAGTTTTTCCCTTGCCTCTGCCATGGTTTTAATTTCTGTGATTTCATTCTCATTCTTTTCATGAATAAGAGCCGCCTCTTTCTGCAAGTTCGTGATATCACGCTGATGTTTCTCAAGTTCTGCTTTTTCATCAATCGTTTTTATTTTCAGCTGATGTGTATGCTCCATCTGCTCTTTGATTTTATTATTCTGCGCAATAATGGAGTTGATGACTGCGATTTCTTCTCTTTTATTCTGAATCGCTGCATCATAATTTTTTTGGGCTTGAGGACTTGCTCCTGCTTTTGCTTTTTGAAAATCAGAAATCTCTCGTTCTACTTTAGCAATAGCATCTTTCTTTTCTTTATTCTGATTTTCGATATCTTCTAAATTCCGATTGTGCTCGGTTTCCAAAAGCCGTTTTTCTTTCTCATAACCTTCGAGCTGAATTTTTTCCCTTTCATCTTCGTATTTTCTATGAGCGTCCAAAAGTTCTTTGTCATATTTACGCTTATCTTCTAATGATTTTTCATAAGCAGATTTGGATTTGTCTTCTCCCGAATTCTTTTTGGGAGTCTTGTTTTTTGTCGGATTTGCAACAGCACTATTTACTGGTTTATTAGAAGCAGGAACAGTTCCACCCTCCTCTCCTTGTATTTTGGCTATCTCCTCTGCAAGCGCCCTCTGCTGGTCCGTTAAACCTTGTACATCTTGCTTTCTTTGTTCATAAACATGAGCATATTCTTTTTTTAACTCATCTGCTCGTTTTTTTCCTACAGCTTTCAGCCATTTTTGATATTGAACAGCTTCATTTTTATCAAGATTTACAACATCTTTTCCTCCAAAAAAATTACTTATTTTATTAGCTGCTTTATCAATAAGCCCAAGGTTTTCGCCCAATGATTCGTTTTCTTTATCAATAATCTGCTCTCCTATTTTATCCATTTTGGCTGTAAGGGCTTTTACTCTTGCCATTTTTAGGAGATGCTGGGTGTATTTATCGACCGCTTTAGTTGCTTCTTGAGTATTGATATTTTCCAAATTCAAGAAACCTAAATACTCTGGAGAAATTTCGTTAAGTTTTCTAATAGCCTCCAGCCTTTTTTCTTTAGATAAAGTTTCGTCTCTGGCAGTTTTCATAAGCTGGTCCAGCTCATTTTTTTGAGAAACAATGCTTTTTTCTGCCTCTACAAAAGCATCATTTAGATTTTTCTGCTTTTGTGTAGATGCATCTACTTCCTTATGATAAAGCTTATATGCTGCCACTGCCGCCATTACTGCTGCGACTAATAAACCAATCGGGTTCATTTTAGTAGTCATATTAAAGGCTCTCATTGCAGCAGTTGCTCCAGCAGTATTTCCCGAAAGTGTAGCCTTTGCTGCTGCATACAGCAGGGTTACGCCTTTCGCTGCATTATCTATCACCATTTTAGCCTTTTGGACTGCATTATAGAGAATGGTCTGCTGGTAGGCTTTTTGGGTGGAAAGAGCAATAAGATACATTGCTGCTTTATAACTGACCATAGCAGTAACCATCACCCCGATGATTTTTGCTAAAAAAACAAGCCTGTCTTTAAATTCCCTTATGCCGTCTCCCGCCTCCTTGGTCACTCCTGTAATGAAGCCAATCACACGGATAACATCCTCAAAAAGATTGATGATATTATTAGAGGTAAACATTTCTGCAAAAGCATTTTTCAGCTTTTCTACCACAGCAGCAGCGTTGTTATTTTTCTTGCTAAATTCATCTGAAAGGGAAGTTCCGTCAGCCATTGCCTTGCCAGACCTTTCCATAGCAGCTCTGAATTCATCAGTTCTATTGGCAGCTGCACCGACTGCCTTCTGAACCTCTAGTGATTTTAACCCAAGGCTGTCAAAAATCTCAACCGTCTTTGTGGCTTCTACACCACGCATTCCCTCGGAAAATCTTAAGAAAAATTCTTCTGGATTAGTATTAAATAATTCTTTCGCCTCTGCTGTGGACATATGCATAGATTGGGCAAACAGTCCGATGTTCTCCCCTGCCACCTTCATAAAGTTAGAATATCCCGAAGCCGCTATCTGAGAATCCACCCCAGATTCTTCAAACGCTGCACCAAGCCCTAAGACTTTATCAATAGATGGCTTGAGTGCGTCTGGCAAAGCACCTATCCTAAGAGCAAAATCTGAAATATTCCCCTCACTGGCTGTTCCCGATGCAGCAAGTTCGTTCAAGGCAGAACCTACACCATTGATAGCATCAGCATAGCTCTGCCCTTTGGTCTCCTCGAACAATCCTTTGATTTTACCCAAAGAATCTACCACGCCCTCTAAACCGCCATCGAAAGAATCTCCCAGGGCAACATATGCTTTGTCCACTTCCTGAACGAAAGATGCCATTTCCTCCTTAGGAACACCAAGCCGACCGCCCACTTCGGCAATCTTCAGTCTGTCCATCTTGGAGGTTCTGGTGTCCATATCATCGAAAGCCTCCCAGAGCTGTTTCACTTCATCCAGTGCCATGCCTGTAGTCTTCTGAACATCCGCCATAGCATCAGATACTTTGAGTAGTTCTTCGGCTGTGTTTTTCAAATGGAGACCAGCCAAACCTACACCGAGATTTCCAAAACTGAGTCCTATATCAGAAAGTTTGGAGCGAAATTTCCCTAAAAAGCCTTCAGACTCTTTTAGTTTTCCGCTTACAGCATCAATCTCACTTTTTACTCTTGAAAAATGATCTTTTACTTCTTTGAGTTCCGCAGCTTTTCTCATGAACCTTTCAGTTCCTGGTGTGAGTTTCCGAAGCTCACTCTCCAAGGTTCGGGCTTCCTTACTTAACCCACTGAAAGAATTTTCAACATCTTTTCCGTTTACCTTTAAAACTATTGTTGTAGATACATTCTTTGCCATGTTCAATCTTTAATTCCCAAAGATTGATTTTTTCCATTTCTCTCCAAAGGACAAAAAAACGGACTGAAAATTCAGCCCGCAATTGTTCAAGTATGTGAATGTTATGAATGTTCTATTTTTCTGTTTGAAGAAAAGGATAAGTAATAATCATCCCCGTAGTCGCTATACTAACAAATATATAAAGCACTTTTTCATCTATATTTTCAATAAAAATTGAGTAAAAAACTATTCCCAGCAGCCCTAAAAAACCGACTACTAAACTCCAGCCTCCCATTCTGTAAATAGTGTTTGGAAATTTAATCCTACTAAAAAGCACTCCTAAAAGAACAAGAAAAGGAATGTATATCACAACAAACCAAAACTTAGATATCAATGCATAAGAAAGAACCATAAGTCCTAAGACAGCATTCACTCCACCAACAGCAAGGAAGATAAGGAGCATTAGTAAAAAAGACTGTGTGTTTTTCATACCTCTAAAATAAGCAATTATTTTCATTTAGCAAAATGCGAAAGTGGAAATATAAGCTCTTCAGCGAAATTCTTCGCTCTGAGTTCTGCTACATTCTGGGAAACAAACTCTACTACATCACTTTGTTTGATAGCATCTCCTATGAATGGCTGGGCTCTCATCTCCATATCGTGGGCATCATAGTGATATGAATTCCCCAATTTGGATTTCCTAAACCCACCAGCACGCAGACTATTGACACCATAGTGCTGGACAAAGCCGTGCCGAGCCATACGAATAACCAGCCTACGCAAGAAAATCTGCTGGTTTCCGTCTTTCTTCCTGCCGTATTTTTTCACATAGGATTTAGCAGATGCCTGTTTTAGGCTCGGTTCATCTTCTTTTTTCCCGTTGTAGTGGTCCGCAAAAGAATTGGTTTTATTACGAATAGCACCTGTGAGCATCTGCTCTGCTTTTTGTGCTATTTCTAATTCATCTCTGTATTCCATATTCCAAATTTATAACAAAAAAAACGCCCAGCAATAGTCTTCATTCTATATACTGGGCGAAAGTTTATACTCCGTTTTTCTTTTCAAAGACCACCCATTTGAATACTCGGTCTACTTCGACTCTGTCATATTCAGCAGAAATGCCTTTTTCTTTATCTCCTTCAAAGATACATACTTGTCCGTAGATAATTTCCAACTCTTGGTAAAAGCCCATATCTGTCATGCATTCATAGATATCATGCTCGCTGATAGGCTTTGAAGGAATTACCCCCCCCACCATTTCTAGGATCCTCTTGGTGGAGAGATAGGTTTTTTCCTGTTCCTCGCCGATGTTCCTGTAATACCGCAGAAACAGCTCCTTTATCTTTTCTTTGTAATCTTCCATAAGTTATACTATGTATTTTTCATGAAAGTTTTTTAACATATTCTTGTAGGCTTTAGCAATAGAACTGCCCCAGGCGTGAGCTCTCTGCTCCTCATTCTGGAATCCGCAGTAGTAGCATCCTCCTACCAACTTCATCTGCAGGCTTCCCCCGAAAACTTCTGCAAAATCTACTGGCTCTATTAGATTTTTTTTCACTCTTCTAAGCACACTGCTACTACGCTTCACAGGTTGTGCAATTGTTGTTTTGCTTCGCATTTTATAAAAATTTAAATTAAATTCCCTTTAAAACCACGAAAACAAAAAAACCTTGACTTTCGTGGGTCGCGAAACAAAACAAGACACAAGGGAATTGCACCACTACTTATCAAGGCTAAGCCTATATTAAAATTAAAATTAAATGGGATTTTATAAAGACTCTCCCTTGTCTCTTATTTTATTTCGCTGTTGCAAATGTATGAATTTATTCTGAATATACAAGGTTATTTTTTCATTTTTTCTTATTCGGCGCTTCTTATTGAATCTATTTCACACGAGAAAACCCCTAATTTTACTTCAGCTCCTCCATAGTTTCTTGGAGAAATATTAAATTCTGGAGAGTGAAAACTTCTAGATACTAAAAAATAAGTTTCTTTTTCATTTAACCTTTTATATTTCTTGCCAGAAATATAGTATTTATTGTCTTTATTAACAGTCATTGCTAAATTTTCATCCATTAAACCTATTATATCAAAACCTAAATTTGCTACAAAAAAATTATTATGATCTGATACATCATGTTTATTTGTATAAAACATAACAATTGCTCCTTTTCCATGCGGATTTTTTCCTATCGAAAACACACTTAAAGGAATTTGCTCCAAATGTTTTTCTTTTGCCAAACTATCAATAGTTTTATTTAAGCTTTTTGAAGCCTTCTCTAAAATCAAATCGTTTGATTTGTATTCAGGATAGTCTGTTACAAAAGTTTTTACGATAGTGGAGTCTAAATCACTTATCTTTCTTTCCTTTTTAACTGCAGCTTGTTTGTTTTCGCAAGACACCAAAGCCATCACTGTGGCAAAAATTAAAAGTTTTTTCATATCATTACAAATTTTTCTTCAGCCACAAAGAAAAAAAAAAACCCCCGACAGGGGGGGGGGGGGGTTTGGTTATTCTTCGATTCTAAATGTTACATATCTATCGTCATCTGAACAGCAGAAGTAATCATCTTCTAAATTATTGCAATAGATAAAAGTATTTCTACCATCAGCAGTAATTAAAAACAATTTATTTTGAGAACAAATAACTTGTTCATTTGTGAAGAACGAAGCCCAGTATTCTTGTCGTGTTTTACCTTCAAACTCGCCAAAATCCATTATGCTTCTGCTCGCCAAGTCCCATTCTGACACTACTTCTCCTAACACAAACTCATTTTTTCCACCTTGTCCAGCATAACCAGAATAAGAAGTATAAAGTTTTTTACCGATAAATTGTTCTGCATTGAATTTGTTGATTTCTATTGTTTTCATTTTGATTGATTTTTAAGTTAATATTTAAATTTAAAAGCCTTTTTGTGACTTGCTTAGGTCGGTTGATTTTTATCTATCGTGTCTAATGGTTACACCACAATATTTTGTGTATTCTTTTACTATGTTTGCTATTTTAACATCTTCTTTATAATTTGGTTTCTCTACTTTTATCACCACACCAATGCCATATTTTGTTGCTTTTATCGATACTTTTCTATTGTTGTATCCTGCTTTTTTAAATTTCTCTCTTAATACTTGTGTTATTTCTTTCGTAGTCATATCTTTTTGTTTTAATTGTTATACTTTGTTTTAATTGTTACACTTTGTTTTAATTTTCTTATGCAAATATAATACTTTATTGAAATACAAGGCAAATAAAATTATACTTTATTTTAATGTTTTCGTATAACTCATTGATAATAAGAACAATTATTTTTAATTGCATTATAATACAATATTGTATTGTTTTACTTTATAATAAAGTATTATATTTGCATCATTAAAATAATCATTATGAAATTACTTTTTAAAGAAGTAGCCAAAAGAAAAAATATAGAATTAGGTAAGGTTGCTGAAAAAATAGGTATTAGTTACCCATCACTTTTTAAAAGAATGAACAATAATCCTAAATTTAGTTCTATACAAGAAATAGCAAATGCTATTGGCTGCGAAATTCATGAACTCATAGAAACATCTGAAGGATATGCGCACTTCTACGATGATAAAACAGGTGAATGGTTAGGAATCAGAAAAAAATAAACTATGAAAATAGAAGAAATAAAAATGCCAAAATTCCTTCTGGCAGAAGAACCGCAGGATAGAGTATTTAAATATATCTATTCTCCGCACTACTTGTCTTTGGTGCTGATTATTCCAGAGGAAATAGCCACAGTAACGCTTAACAAAAACAACTTAAATAAACCTCGTAAAACTTATCATTACGAAAGCGAGGTGTTTGAATTAGTTTTAGTTCAAAATAATGTGGAGGCTACAGGAGGCGCTATGTCTCCTGTAATATCTGAGACTGAGTTCTTGGATGAGGCGTGGGAGTGGTATGCTGAATATCTAAGATGGGAAGACAATAATATAGACAATGAGACAAAGTCTAACCTAAATTAGACCTACTTGTTTTTTCTTTGGTCTCCAATGAAGAAAAACACGAAAACCAATGCTGCAATAACCCATACAATCCAATCCATATTCAATTCTAATTTTACATTACAAATGTAAATATTTTATTGAAAAAAAAACACGATT